ACTCAGGCTCATCACTTATGATGATGACTGCTAACCCACGAGCCAAAATTGAGTCTAAGTCATCTCATCTCATCATAATTGATGAGTGTCAAGAGGCAGACGACTTTGTGGTAGCTAAATCAATTTCACCTATGGGTGCGTACTATAACGCCACTATGGTTAAAACAGGTACCCCCACAACCCACAAGAACAACTTCTATAAAGCTATTCAATTTAACAAACGACGTCAGACTAGCCGAAATGCTAAACAGAACCATTTTCAATGGGACTGGAAAGACGTGTCTAAAGTTAACGCTAACTACGAGAAGTTCATCAAAAAAGAAATGCTTCGCATCAATGAAGACTCCGATGAGTTTCAGCTCTCTTACAACTGTAAATGGCTACTCGAGCGTGGAATGTTTGTAACATCATCTATCATGGATGATTTGGGTGATACCTCACAAGAAATTGTTAAGTCCTGGCATCGCTCACCTGTAGTAGTTGGGATTGATCCAGCACGTAAGATGGACAGCACAGTGGTAACAGTTGTCTGGGTAGACTGGGATCGTCCTGATGAATACGGTTACTATGATCATAGAGTATTAAATTGGCTTGAGATGCAGGGCGATGACTGGGAAGAACAGTATTTCCAGATACAACAGTTCCTGAGCGCATATGATGTGCTTGCTATAGGAATTGACGCTAACGGTGTAGGTGATGCGGTTGCAGGAAGATTAAAGATTTTAATGCCTCGTGCAGAAGTTATTCCGGTTACATCTAGCCCTACAGAACAATCAAAGCGCTGGAAACACCTTCAAGCTTTGATTCAACGTCAGATGGTCTCATGGCCTTCCCACGCAAAGACTCGTCGCTTACGTATTTGGAAAAAGTTCTACCAACAGATGACGGATGCCGAAGTTCAATACAAAGGCCCTAACTTTATGGTGGCAGCTCCAGATGAAGCCCACGCCCATGATGACTTTGTAGATTCATTGGCACTGGCATGTTCCTTAACACAGGAACTAGTAATGCCTACAATTGAAGTTTCGGCAAGTCCCTTTTTCTAAAAAGTACACCTTTAGCCTGACTAAAGGGTAAATCAGATAGAGAATTATGCCGAGGACCCTCAATCCCAATCCTATAGGAGAATAAACATGGCAGTAGAAAACATCGCCCCAACGCCTCAGTTTGCTGAGCGTCCAAGCACCTCATATGAGCGTAAGATGTCTCCTGCAACACCTGGCCTTCGTGGTCCACTTCGTTTCGAAGAGGGTATTGCAACAGACACTGACGTCCCAAATGATTTCCAACTTGGTTTGGATCAAGGTTATGACACACCAGAAGGTCGTCCTAACCACAATGTAAACGTATTTGAAAAGTATGCTGAAGAAACAATGCGTGAGCGTGCTCACGTAGGTTCTGCAGCATGGGTAGAAGCTCCAACATTCCTTGGCGAGTTCGCACAAGGTAACTTTGGAGATCACTCCCAGATTGTTATCGAAGAGGTTGTACGTGATGGCTCACGCCAGGAGCGCATGAACCCAGCTTCGGTCCTAGACTAAAAAAGTACGATAGACTATACCAGTCTCCAGCTCTGTACCCTTTCTCCGGAGCTGGAGACTTTTATGGAGGAGACAAATGGCACAGCCTAACAACCCAAAGCTTTACAACATGTTGTTACAACAGGCTAAGGCAAAATTTCCTTCACACAAACCAAATGGCTTAAGTTTTCCAGCAGCTAAATGGTTTGGACAAGAATACGCACGAGAAGGCGGTGGATTCGTAGATTCCATCAAGCAAGTAGATCCAAAGTTACGTGACTTTAAACAAGAAGAGATTGTTAAAGAAAAACGTAAAGCAGCTTTAGAAAAAAAGAAAAAGAAACAATCGGGTTTTGTCGTTTAAGTTGGGGGCAACTATGAAGTCAGGATGTAATCAATGAGCGGTGGTATGGATTTCTCACCTCCCAGTTATAGGGCGGCGTCGTCTGACTTAACCATCTCCATTTCACCACTAGGTTTAGTGGAACTTGCTGATGAAGAGTTTGAAGTACACGGACCACGTTTAAATCGTTACTCACTTAACTGGGCAATGTATCTAGGACATCACTGGTCCTACCGCCGTGAAATTGGCGAATCGCAGATGGTATACAACTACTATCGTGCCTTTACAGATTTTATTATTAACTTTACTTTTAGTCGTGGCGTTACTTTCCGTAGTCCTGTGCAGACTGAAGCTATCATTCCAAGCGTGTTAAAGCGTGTGTGGGAAATTGATAACGATAAGCATGGCATTCTATGGGAGATGGGGCAGCAAGGCGGAGTATCTGGCGATTGTTTCGTCAAGGTAGCTTATGAAGAAGGTTATGCCGATTCAACAGGCCGTCCTCATCCGGGCCGAGTGCGTATACTTCCTCTTAACGCCTCTTTTTGTTTCCCAGAGTTCCACCCGCATGACCGCTCACGTTTGATCCGTTTTAAGCTTAAGTACCGTTTCTGGGGTACGTCTGTAGAAGGCACACGCCAGGTCTACACATATACAGAAATCTTGACTGATGACCGCATCGAGGAATACATCAATGACGAACTTATTGACTCACGTCCAAACCCTATTGGTGTTGTCCCTGTCATTCATATTCCTAATGTTCGTGTTTCCGGTTCTCCTTGGGGCCTCAGCGATTGCCACGATGTTATTACGCTTAACCGCAACTACAACGAAGTAGCTACAGATGTAGCAGATATTATTAACTACCACGCTGCCCCAGTTACCGTTATTACCGGTGCCAAGGCAAATGCCCTTGAAAAGGGTCCTAAAAAGGTTTGGGCAGGTCTTCCTAAGGAAGCACAGGTCTTTAACCTAGAAGGTGGCGGACAAGGCTTACAAGGCGCTCTAGAGTACCTTAAGGTGGTCAAGACAGCTATGCACGAGATGGTTGGTGTTCCAGAGACAGCTCTTGGACAGGTACAGCCTATCTCTAACACCTCAGGTGTTGCCTTGGCTATTCAATACCAGCCATTGATGAACCGTTACAATCAAAAGCTTGTACAGTACCAAGAAGGCCTACGCCGTATCAATGAGCTAGTTCTCTTGACCCTTGCGTTTAAAGAGCCAGAAGTCTTTATCTACAACCCTGATGTTAATGGACCAATCAAGCCAGGTCAGCTTACCCAGCTTGATCTTGCTAGCCCATTGACCTATGAGTCAATTGTTCACTTCCCACAACCTCTTCCATTGGATAAGCTCATTATTCTTAATGAAATCCAGCAGAAGATGAACTTAAATCTTGAGAGCCGTGAAGGCGCCCTACGTCAACTTGGCGAAGAATTCCCTAATGAAAAGCTTGAAGAAATTCGTGCAGAACTTATTGCGGATGCTAAGTCTGATGGGGCTCTTGCTCTCATCAAGCAACAGATAAATGCGGCTATCACATCACTTACTGGTATGATGCCTGATGGAACTCTTCCTCCTGGTGCAGAACCTGGAGATGGAACTGGCCCTGGCCCAATGGGACAACCTGGCGTAGTTACTCCATTTGAAGAAGAAACAATCGCAGAACTTCAACAAGATATGGTTGTAAAAGCTTACGGGGTACGCACACCATCGCAAACCCCAAACACACAAACTGATACACCTAACTCTGAAGAAAATAAGTAGCTTTAACCTGACAAATCACTAATAATTTGTCAGGCTATATACCAAACCAACCCTAAGGTCATCGTGGCACTATATCGGACAACGACCTCTTAACCTAAAGGAATAAGCATGTCAGAAACATCATCAACTGTTGTTGAGAGTGCAGCTGCTCAAGAAGCTTTTGCTTCAGAAGTTGCTCCAGCTCAAACAACAAAGACAGTGGCTGAATCAAATCTAGTAGTTGATTCAAAGTCAGGTTACACAGAAGTAGATTTACAACGAGTCCGTGAGCAGGAAAAATCAAAGCTCTACCCTCAGATTGATTCCCTAAAGGAAGAGATCAATCTACTTAAGAAGGACCGTGAAGCACAGCTTGCAGAAGCTAATCGCATTGCGGCAGAGAAAGAAGAGGAAGCACGTAAGAAGGCTGAATCTGAAATGGACGTTCGTACACTTCTTGAACAAAAAGAACAAGAGTGGAAAAAAGAACTCGAAGAGATCCGTCAAGAGAGTGCTCGTAAAGATGCGCTTCTTGAGCGTGAACGTCAATATGCAGAACTAACCGCTTACCGTAATCGTCGCCTTGCTGAAGAGCAAGAAAATATCATGCCTGAGCTTGTAGATCTAATCTCAGGAAATAGTGCGGACGAGATAGAACAGAGCATTACCGGACTTAGAGAACGTTCGTCTAAGATTCTGGAATCGGCGCAGCAGGCTATGCAGTCGGCCCGTCGTGACATGAAAGGCACAAGTACAACTTTGCCTCCAACAATGGAAAACAATTCGGGTCAACAACAGTTCACAGCGGATCAAATTGCCGCAATGTCGGTTACTGAATACGCAAAATACAGAGATCGT